GAAGTCCTCGTGCAACTCCCACGTCGCCTCGGCCTCGCGCACGAAGCGCAACTGCTCGTCGGGCGACAACGCGCCAGCGAAAGAGGGACGCTCCAGCGTCTTGACTGGAGCGCCCGAGTTGGCCTTCGAGGGAGTGGTCCGCTTCGTCACTGCGAGCCATGGCTGAAGGCGTTTTCAGCCGCTGACTAGACGCGGAAACGTTTCAGGTAGCCCAGGCGCTCGTCTTGGGCTTCTTCGCCGTCTCGTAGCGTGGCGCGCGTGGCGGCTCGTAGGCCAGACACATCAGTCCGAACGCGTCGGCGCCGTGCGAGGCCCAGTCGTGCTCAGGCCCCAGGCCAAGGTCGCGCTTCTCGTCCTGCTTCTCGTGATAGGCGGCCAGCGCCTCGCGTCCCGCTTCGGTCGTCGCCGCGTTGAACCAAATCGCGGGAAAGACGCGCCTGCCAGCCTCGACGCGCTGCATGGCCGCGCCGGCGCCCTGGTTCTTGATGACCTCGACTTTGGACCAACCACCGGCTCGGAAGGCGCTTTCCCAAGTCGTGGCGCTCGGCCCGTGCTGCTGCGTGCCGTCGTGCGGCAGGACGATGTAAGCGCCTTCGCAGCCCTGTTCCCGAAGCCAGTTGAAGTGCGCCTGAGCGGCCTGACCGACCGCCTCGTAGTAGTTCAGCACCCGGACTTCGCGCTGCACGAACTGCGCCACCCACATGGTGAAGGCGTCAGCCCGATTGGACGAGCCGCCGAGGTCGCAGAAGACACGGATGGCCTGCAAGGGCTCTGCTGCGACCCGACCGATGCGCCCTTGCTGCTTGGCCTGCAACAGCGCCTTGGCGTAGTAGGCGCCCTCGGCGATGGTCTTGAAGCCGCCTTCCCAGATGTGGTCGTAGTGATCGGGGCGTTTAGCCAAGTCTTCCAGCCGCTTGCGATCGAGGCCGGCGGGAAACCACGGGTTGTCGCGGTAGTTCAGTTCGATGATCTTGCTGCGGTTCGGTGGATCGAGGCGGAACCGCTTGTGCGTCGCACTGCGTTTGCTCTCCGGGTTCCAGGTCACCCAGATCTCCGAGCCGTCCTCGCGAACTGAAGGAACGGCTTTGACCCAGGCGCTCTCGCTGACAGGCTCGGCCTCATCGACCCACAGTAGGCGAATGCGTGCCTTCGACTTGATGCTGTCAAGGTTGTGGTGAAGGCCGATGAAGTCGTATTCGATGCGGCGATCTTTCGTGCGGATGTACTTTTCACCGACATCGTAGTGAGCGGCGAGCCAAGGTTCGCTGGCGATCGCCTCTTTGACTTCCGCCATGGAGCTTTCGTCCAGCGTGTTCATGTACTCCCGGCCGCAGAGGATGATGCCCTTCTCGCCCCCCTGAGCCCAGACCAGGCCTCGCACGGCGCTCATCTTGGCGAAGCTGCGCGTCTTGGCCGAGCCGCGCCCGCCGTACGCGCCGCGGTAGTCGGCGTCACCCTCGAACACCGGGACGAGCTTGTCGGGCAGCTCGACATCAACGATCACGCGCGACCACCCCGATCAGTTGGATGGCGTGCAGGATCGGAGCGCCCTCTTCATCGCCCGCAACGACTTGCGTTGGGCGTCCGTAAGCTCGGTCGAACAACTCCTTAATCGCCGCCACGCGCGCCGCTTCACTCTCAGCCTCCAACGCTAAGCGGCCAAGTTCGGCCATCGCCGCAGTCGTGTACTTGCCAGCCAACGCCTTTACATTGGCTGTTGATCGGTTCGGCTTTCCAGCTCGCGAACCCCCGCCCGTCTTGCGTCCAAGAGCCATCGCAGATTATCTCACTTTACGACAGCGCTCACTTCCCGCGCTTGCCTTTGCCGAGCACCTTGTTGGCCTTGGCGTCGATCTTCGCGGCCTCACCTTTCGACAGCCGGCCAGCGTTGACCGCCTGACTGGCGCGGGCCTTGGCGTTGGCGGCATGCGATTTGTCTGGGACGGGATAGCTTCGATCAGGTCCGGCGAACGCGCCTTTGGGGAGCGAGCGTCGTCCGTGGGCTGTCAATCGGCTCATGCGGCCATCTCCAATTGCTTGAGGGCTTTTCGTCCAGCGTCGGTCAACTCGTAGCCGACACCGCGGAGGGTGCGGATGGCGTCGTCGCCGAGCTTGTCCCGAAGCCGGCAGATGTGCAGGCGCACCACCCCGTCATCCTCGAAGCCGAGCTGCATGGCGTCGATGAGCTGCCAGCGCGATAGCGGCCCTGGCGCGGCGCTGAGCAACGCGGCGACGTGAGCCTCGCGGCGGCTGAGCTGGACGATCATTTGGCCTCCTTGTCGAAGGGAGGCCGTGTCGGGAAGGCCATGCGGTAGGAACAGGTCATGCGGCTTTCATCCTTATACTGACAATACTCCGCCTTCCGCAACCTCCCCTGCCTGAGCAGGGAGCGGACTTGAGGGAGCACTTCAGATCGCTATAGCGTCGCTGCCTTTTGACGGTGGCCGGCCGCTCCCCAGCCATGTCGGCCAGCATCAGGGGGTCGATGGCGACGTTTTCCCTCAAGCCGTGCTCGGCCAGTCGGGCGGTCGGAAGTCCCTTTCGGGCGAAGCTCCCGGCGATCGTCCGCTTTTGCAGAGAAGCGGCAAACTCGTCAGAACACATCCGGGCGGCTCAGATATAAGGGCTTGCGCATATGTTTGTTTCGTGAGAAAGAGGGGTCGGCCTACCACAGCCCCCACTCTTAAGTGAGCCGACCGCGCCGGACTGTTCTGACAGACGGCGCGGTTTGCGTTGATGGTCAGCGTTCCTCCTGCGAAATCGGCCGATCATACCGGCTGCGGACGGTTTGCGCGGAAGCAAGAGGCAAGTTGTCCACAGCAAAGTGCGTCATGAACGCCCCCCGTAGTTGAGGGCGCGAATGTCGTTTTCCTTAGCCCAACGGGTGAACGGACCTTCCATCCATGCCTGCCGCGGGGGACTGGGTGCGACGATCTCGCGCATGGCCTCGATCCAGTCGGATTTGTCCAGCCATGCACGCGCGCGCTCATCCTCGAACCGGGCGAAGAAACTCTGACGCAACGATTCGTCGGCAAAGCGCTTGGGGCGCATCTGAACCGGCGCCGTGCCAATGAGCCAGTGCTCCCACCGGCCCCACCTCAACCACCGATGAAAGCCGGGCGCGCCACAATCCTCGACCTTGGATTTGGAGAAGGCGAGGCATGCCTGCTCCAGTTTGTCTTCGCCGATCGCGTCGGCCACGATCTGCCATTCGGGCCATGCCTCGATGCGAGATGAGCGCTTGCGCCCGGACTCGGGAAACGCCGGCCACGCGCGCTCAAAGGCTTCTGACGTGCTCGGCAGCAAGCGCCTGGCGGCCTTGCGCTTTGGGTGATCGGAGAGGCGGGCGACGTTGCTCATGGCCGGGGCGCCCACTGTCGGCCTTCCGGCGTCACCCAGAAGGTACGCTCTCCGAGTTCGACAGCTCTTGGAAAGCCTCCTGCCACCTGACAGCCGAACACGTAGAGGTCATCGAGTTCGGGACTGAAGTTCACCGCCTCGTGTCCGTAAAGGGGTTCGTAAAGCGTTGTTCTGTGCCTGGGGGCATAACGGGCGCCGACGATGCCGGTCATGCTCGCTTCCTTTCACCCAGGTTGCGCCAGGCTTGAACGTCAGGATCGAGGCCGGTGATCTGGGCGTGGTAGCGTCTCTCGCCTTCGTGTAGGCCGTGCTGCTGGATGAGGCGGGCGAGGAGTTCGCGGAAGGGGTCCATCAGGCGCCCCTCCGGCGTTTCGACACCTTCGATGACACGCCGGCCATAATCGGTCAGGATGAACCCGAACCCATGCACGGCCTCGATCGCGTAGAAACCGATCTTCTTCCGTAGGCGGCAGATTTGCACCTTGCAGCCCTGCCAGCCCGGCTCATCGATCTCGCGACCCTGGCCAAGCGGGACGGCCTGCAGGAGGCGGTCGTAGGAGACGGCTCGCTTCGTGGAGTAGAGCGCGGCCAGGATTTGCGACTGGCAAGGCGTCACGCCGAATCGCGTGCGGAAGTTGTGCGCCAGCGTCTCGTGGTCGGCGATCCCAAGCTCGGAGCGTAGGAACGCAACCTCGTCCTCGAGCTCGGCGATGCGGTCGGCTTCACTCACCGAAGGCTCTCCCTCAGTTCCTCAGCCCTCAGACGTTGCATGGCCTGCCGAGCCGCTACGGCGCCCTTGAAGCCAGAAGCGGCGATCAGCTTGAGCTTGGCGATGTCCGCTGAACGTCGTTGAGCGATGTGGTCGAGGATCGGGGCGTCGGTCATGTCGTCAGCCCGTCAATCACGTCGGCCAGCTTCTCGGCCCAACCGGTCGTCAGGGTCGCGCTCCAGCCGAGCGCGGTTGCGAGCGCCCACGTTGCGAGGAACGGAGCGCAAAGCCCCAAGGCGATGGGATAGCGAATCCAGCCGGGCAGATTGCTCGGCTTTGGCGTTGTCGTTCATGCTCGATGGCCCCCCGAAGCTCTGCGATGATCCCGGCCAGGAAGTCGTGCAGCTCCTCGCCCCAGGCGAGCGCTTCGACCTGCACGGCCAGCACGGCGCCGCCTTTGGCGTGCGTCAGGATCGCGTCGAT